TTGCATCGGAGAATAAGAATAAGAATATAGATAATATATATAATTATAATAATGCGCGCGCGGAAATGCCTTTCGGCCTTACGGATGAAGATATACAGGTTTCGCTTGAACGTGACCAGCAGATAGAGGACACAGCAAAAGGCGCAGGGCTGAATACATCGGAAATCAGCATGGTAACGGCCCGCCGGTATGCTGATGAATACGGCCTTGAAAAACTGCTGGATGCTATCAGGAAAACGGCACTAAATGCATCGAAACCATCATGGGCTTATGTTGAGGGCGTTTTGAAAGGGAAGGGAGCAAAGCAGAATGACGGTAGAGGAAATAATAGCGGCGTGCAAGGCACAAGCGGAGAAAAGCCCAGCAAATACGCCCACCTGTTCGACGATGCAGTATAAATGCCCTGAGTGCCATGATACGGGCTGGATACGCTGCGAGATCGCTCCTGGTTATATGGGCGTGAAAGAGTGCGATTGTGTCAAGGCCAGGAAAGCTGAAAGCCTGATGCGCAAAAGCGGCTTGGCGGGTGTGCTGAATGAACAGACCTTCGCGACCTTCACCGTCGAAAATGCCGTGCAGGAGCAAATGAAGGGCAAGGCTACGGAATACCTGGAACGGGTACTTGCTATGGGTGAGGATGAACCGCGCAAGCCGTGGCTGTACATCGGTGGGAATCCCGGCTGTGGGAAGACGCACATTTGCACCGCCATTTGTGGGGAACTGCTCAAGCGCAACGTGGAAGTCGTGTATATGCAATGGTTGGACGAATCAAGACGGCTGAAATCATTCATCAATGAGCCGGATTTTGACAGCCTTGTGGACAAATACACGGATTGCAAAGTGCTTTACATTGACGATCTTTTCAAGCAGACCTATCACGGGAGCCCGGTTTTGACGGATGCCGATATAAAGATGGCGTTTACGATCTTTAATGCCCGGTATCTACAAAACAAGCCCACAATCATTTCAAGCGAGTGGAGCCTTGAAAGCCTGCTGGATTCTGACGAGGGCGTGTTCAGCCGGGTATACGAACGGTGCAAGGGCTTTACCGTGAACGTGCCACGGGACATGAAATACAATTACAGGCTGGCGAGAAAGCAGAGGGAAACGGCATGAAATGCGAATTGTACAATGATTCATTCCAGAATTGGAAAAGCTATCCGATTCAGAAAGCACAGCTTATCATTGCCGATATTCCATACAACCTTGGCGATGCTGCGTATGGTTCAAATCCCATGTGGTACATTGGCGGGGATAACAAGAATGGGGAGAGCGACAAGGCCAAGAGTACGTTCTTTACAAGTGACGGGTATTTCAGAATCAGCGAGTATTTCATGTTTTGCTCCAGACTGATGAAGCCGGAGCCGAAGCAAGGAAAGGGCGGCGCTCCCTGCATGATCGTGTTCTGTGCCTATCAGCAGCAAGGGGACGTGATACGCTGGGCTGCTGATGCCGGATTCGGGAAGTATATCCCGCTGGTGTTCATCAAGAACTATTCCCCGCAAGTGCTGAAAGCCAACATGAAGATCGTCGGGGCCACGGAACACGCGCTTGTGCTGTACCGTGATAGGCTACCGAAATTCAACAACGACGGGCAGATGATTTTCAACTGGATGCCGTGGACGCGGGACGGGAAAGAGATACCGAAGATCCACCCGACACAAAAGCCCGTTTCCCTGCTGAAAAAGCTGATCGGCATTTTTACCGATGTGGGGGACGTGGTGATCGACCCGGTAGCGGGAAGCGGAAGCACCTTGCGGGCGGCGGCTGAAATGCGCCGGAATGCCTACGGCTTCGAGATCGACCGGAAATTCTACCGGGAAGCGAAAGAAAAGATGCTGGATGCGGAAAGCCTGCAACAGTCCACGATTGATGATATTTTCATCGAAGCGCGGAAAATCGAGCAAATGACGCTTGCGGGGGTGATGGCATGAACGTGTATACCATGACAAAAGAGGATTTTCAATTAGTACCTGAACGGCCACATTTTGACACGCCTGTTCAACCGTTTTATTCTCTTGTGATAATCCCGCAAGAATACATGCATGAAAGCGGTTACAGGTGCATGGATTATGTGGCGGTAAATAGAAACGGAGAACCGATTATACGCCTGTCTGGATGCTCTGATGTATTGGAAATAGACGGAATAGGCGGCTATGGAGATTTTCACGGGAAAGGACTTCCAATTTCGCGCCCGATCCAGGCTTGGAAGATTGATTGCTTGCCGTGTGGATATTTAAGGCTGTTTTGCAACGGGAGAATTGTTGCCGGGAATGCGATTAGCAGCTTTGAAATATTCTGGATTCCAGAGAAAGGCGAGTAAGTATGAACATTCCCACAGAAGCGCAGGAACAGACAACGCTTTTCCAATGGGCTTCCCTGATGTCAGGACGATTCCCGGAATTACGGCTCCTGTATCACTGCCCGAACGGGGGCAGCAGGAACGCCATAGAAGCGGCCAGATTAAAGGCTCAGGGCGTTAAGGCGGGAGTGCCTGATATATTCCTGCCCTGCGCGAGGAACGGCTTCCACGGGCTTTATATCGAGCTTAAACGGCGTAAGGGCGGCAGGGTGAGCGTGGAGCAAAAGAAAATGATTCTTGCGTTGCAGGGCCAAGGCTACCGCGTGGAAGTGTGCGAGGGCTGGGAAGCGGCGCGGGATGTGATAACGGAGTACATGAATGAAAACACCGTGCAAAGGCTGTGAACGGCGGGAAATTGGATGCCACGCAAAATGCGTGGACTACGCCAATTTCAAAGCAGAACGGGCGAAGCTGAACGAGAGAAGGAAGAAAGCAGCGGAAGAACAGGACACCGTAATAAGGGAACTTGAACGGATGCTGAACACAAGGAGCAGGAAGTGAGAAACATGGCTTTTGTGGCAGAGTTTGTGCGGAAGGACGGGACAAGGGACAGGCACACGTTCCGCAACTGCATGGAATACGCGAACTATATCGAAAAAGAGAACCTGGAGCATTGGCGGGAGGATGACGGGAAGTTCATCGTAAGCGCCAGCGGGGCGATGGTAGCCGTTGACGAGATCAGGCAGGGGAGGGAATGACGGTGGATGATCTGCGGGAAAAGGTGATAAAGGGAATAGAGTGCTGTCGGCGCGGATTTTGCTTTTCCTGTCCGTACAACGACGGTGTAGACGAGAACACAGAATGCAAACAAAAATGGGCTGACGATGTCCTCTCCCTGCTGAAAGCGCAAGAGGAAGAAATAAAGCAATTGAAGGCAATGAATATATCAGCATCCGATAACGCATTTGCCTGCGGTGTGATTCACGGTGGTGTGACGATACACCAGAAAGCCAGCGAGATTACAAACATAAAGCACGTTGATGTATTCAATGGTTAAAGGCGGTGAAGTGGAATAAATGATAGCGTGTATTGTAATCTTAATTATAACGCTAATATATCTTGATTATTCGTTTTGGTATAGTGCTGAAATGCGCAACATATGGCATCCAGAAAACCTACAGGAGTTTAGGGGCGTTTTATATAAACTTTGGGATTTAATTAAGGATGGTACTTGAAATGACAAGAGAAGAAGCTATAACGAGGGTTAGAACTGGTAACTTTAACAATGGACATGGATTTGATATGCAATTGATGGTCGATTCTATTGGCGTTATGAGGGAAATGTTGAAAACCGGGTATATCTGTGAAGTTGTGCGTTGCAAAGAATGTATAGAATACAAAGAATGGGGTAAAGGAAAAATTTGTATGAGACTTGGAAGCTATTACGGAGAAAGAACGCCTAACGATTTTTGCTCACTTGGGATAAAAATGCCGCTTCCAGAGCTTCCGAAGGAGGAAATATGGTAAAAACGTTTTGTGACCGTTGCGGGAAGGAGATACAAGGAAACAAATATGGTTGGATTCGGCACAAGATACGGTATGCAGAACAACGACTGATCCCTTCATGTATGCGTGAGGACTGGAAGGATACTGATAAATATATCTGCCCTGATTGCGAAGAGCAATACATTCATTGGTTTATGAATCCCGAACCGCCGGAGGATGAATAAAATGCGACTGATTGATACTACGCCATTTGATATAAAGTTCATGGATATTCCAGACGGGACAGAAGATTATAAACGAGGTTATGTTGACGGTGCGCGGCATGTGCTGGAAGAGATGGACGAAGCACCGACTGTGGATGCCGCGCCGCTGGATAAATTGTGCGAATACCGGGATATTATAACATGCGGTGAGTGTAGAAAAGGCCGAATACATGAAAAAGGGCGCGTAATGTGCAATGGAATGTGGCACAAAGAAAATTTCTTCTGCGCTGACGCTAAAAGAATCGAAACGGAGGAAGAAACCAATGAATCTGAATGAGTATCAGGAATTGGCACAGAGAACGAGCAACAAGGCATTATCCCCGGATGATCACCTGTTCAATGCAATGCTGGGCCTTGCCGGGGAAACGGGCGAATGCTGTGATCTGGTAAAGAAGTGCTTCTTTCAGGACGGGCGTGACATTCGGGAAAAGCTGAAAGACGAGTTATCGGATGTAATGTGGTATGTGGCAGAAGGGGCAAGCGCTATGGGCTGGACGCTGGAAGAAATCGCACAGCATAACGTGGACAAATTGCGGGCCAGATACCCGGACGGCTTCCGGGCTGAACGGAGTTTGCATAGGGAGGAATAAACGCGCCGGGGATGATGGAAACAGTACCGTGATACTGAGCGGGTTCGATTCCCGCACCCGGAATGGGGGCTTCTCCTTCCTTTCCCCCACGTTGGCGGGGCAGCGTAAACCGCAAAACACCTCTTGCAGACAGGCCGGAAAGACGGCCCCGCGCCTACACCCTCGCAGGCGCGGTCATGCGGATGTGGCCGATTGGACAAGGCAGCGGGGACATCCCTGTGATGAACAGACGCAGGTTCAAATCCTGCCATCCGCACACAAGCTGGCACGGCCTATTTCTCTGTTTAGGGCTGTGACAGGCGCAAACGGAGCCGTCCTGAGCATGACGTTAAACTGACTTGTAGGGGCTGGGATCGCGAACCAGCCCCGTTACGGGAACATAGCATAATTGGTCAATGCAGTCGGCTCATAACCGAAGGAGTCCCCGTTCAAATCGGGGTGTTCCCACCATTTGTTCAAGTAGTCACGGAGCACTGTGTATGTGTTGAAGCGAAAGAACAAAGCCCGCGTCTGTGGTTTTCTGTAATCCGACAGGCGGGTCAAAACAGAACAGCCGGGGGACGCCCCGGCGTGTGCCGGATTAGCTCAGTTGGCAGAGCAACGCACCTGTAATGCGTAGGTCATCGGTTCAAGCCCGATATTCGGCTCCATTTGCCGGGGGGTAGTAGTCCCGGCATAACCGCAGAACCGTTTCAGCGGCGAACGGGAAGCGGCAGTAGTATTAGGGTAGGGTTATCTCATCCATACAACCGGACACATTCAGGGGACAACAGCCGCGCACCAAGGGCCTGAAAAACGCAAAGCGGGACGAAACTCACACCAGTATTCACCAGAAACCGCAATGCGCGGAACAGGCATACGCGATCCTGCCCGTGGGGAACGACAAGAAAGTGAAGAACACACTTTCCCCCACCGTGACCACGGGCGGGACGCAGAAAGGGGACGAAATGAGCCAAAACCAAACGGTACTGAACCATCTGCACCGGTATGGGAGCATTACGCCAAGGGATGCCTATGAACTGTACGGGATCATGCGATTGGGGGCAAGGATCGACAACCTGAAACACATGGGGCATAAGATTTACAGCCAATTGGAGTACACCGAAAACCGCTTTGGGGATCGGGTGCGCTATGCCCGGTATACGCTGGGGGAATAGCCATGAATCAGGACGGAATGAGAAAGGTACTGAAAGCGGAAAAGACCCGGCTGGGAATGACATGGAAGAAAATCTCCCGTGATTCAGGCGTATCATACACTGCATTATGCAACTTCGTTTATGGATGCCGGAACACGAGCATGGATGTGATTATCCGGCTGTTTGACACAATGGGCCTTGAACTGTGTGTAAGGAGGAAGAAGAATGAAACAAAGAATCTGCGACAGGTGCCGGGAAAAAATTGATGACGAAACACAGCGTTTCCGCATCATGGTAAGCCGTCCGGGCGCAAAGGGAATCCGGGGGAAGGACTTATGCCCGGAGTGCTACGAAGCGTTTGTGGATTTCATGGCGAATGAAGGGAGCAAGAAAGATGGAAATTGATTGGTTCATTGACGAGTTTGAAAAAGCCCGTCAGGAATTAGGCCTGAAATGGTCGGAAGTAACGGAGAAATGCGGAATCACCTATACAACGGTGAGTAATTGGCGAAAGCGCCGCGCATGGCCGAAGCTGGACACCATGATCCTGCTTCTTGGTTCCGTTGGGAAAAAGCTTGAAATCGTGAATATTTAACGATTTTGTAGGTGCAAAACCCTAACTGGAGGTGGAAAATGAAGGAGAACCGGCTTGAACTGCTGGAAATCGAAACCGCCCGGCAGGCGATTGACGAACTTGACCGCATACGGCGCGAAAAGGGGATCAGCCAAATGAGCATGGCAGAGCGGTTGAATGACCCGGATTCTGGTATGCGCTGGTCGCGGATGTACGGCAGCGGAAACGCCCGGATTTCGTACATCATCAAAGCCGCCAGAGAATTAGGGGTAAAAGTGTACTTCAGCAAATGGGGGGAGCGCGACCCGTGAAGAAAGAAAAGGGGATTTTCCTGCCGATGTTGGCAATATCGTTCATCGTCCTGCGGCTGTGCAAGGTGATCCTGTGGCCCTGGGTGTGGGTGCTATGCCCCATCTGGGGGCCGTGGGCGATAGCGTTTTTTGTAGCCGTATGGGTGGAAATCAGGAAGGAGGAAAAGAAGCGTGGCAAAGAAAAGCAGGGCATTTGACCATAGCAAGTACCAATTCTGGATACGCCCGGAAGAGGTAGAGCCTTACGAGAAGAACGCAAAACAGCACACCGAAAAACAGGTGAAGAACATCGTCAACAGCATCAACCGTTTCGGCTGGCAGCAGGATGTAGTCATTACTTCGGATAACGTGCTTGTCATCGGTCACGGGCGCAGGCTGGCCGCGCTGCAAATCGGATGCGAAATGCCGTACCACCGGATTGACAAAGCGGCGGATGAATTGACGGACAAGGATATTCGGGAACTGCGCATAGTGGACAACCAGACGAACGCCGAAACCGGGCTGGATTTGGATATGCTGAATATCGAAATTGAGGATTTGGATTTTGACGGGTTCGATTTCGATTTCTCAGATAGCGAAATAGGGGGGGCTGTTACCACAATTGACAACACTTCCAAAGAATACGGAGAGGAGGATTTCAGTGATGACAAATTTGAATGCGAATGCCCACGCTGTGGCTTCAAATTTAACCGCTGAACATCGTTTTCCGTGGAAGTGGTATCTATCTGACCTTGCCAAAGTGCAGAAAAACGGCTTGACCGTGTTTTCCTGCTTTTCTTGCGGCGGCGGCTCATCTATGGGTTATAAACTTGCCGGTTATGACGTGATTGGAAACGTAGAGATTGACCCGCGAGTGATGGAAGTATACCGCAAAAACAATCATCCGAAATACCCGTATTTGATGGATGTGCGGGACTTTCTGAAAATCCCAGACGCGGACCTGCCAGAAGAACTTTTCCACCTTGATATTCTGGACGGTTCGCCGCCCTGCTCTGTATTCAGCACAGCAGGAGAACGGGAAAAGGGCTGGAACAAAGAAAAGGTTTTCCGGGAAGGACAGGCAAAGCAAAAACTGGATGACCTGTTTTTCTATTTCATCCAGATTGCGGAAAAGCTGAAACCGCGTGTTGTGATTGCCGAGAATGTTTCCGGCCTGCTCAAAGGAAACGCCAAAGGCTATGTCAATGAGATTTTCAAGGCATTTGACGCGGCAGGATATAAAACACAGCTTTTCTTGCTGAACGCCGCGTTCATGGGTGTGCCGCAGAAGCGGGAAAGGTGCTTCTTCATTGCCCAGCGCAAGGACCAGGGCTTTCCGAAACTGAAATTGCAGTTTGACGAAAAGCCGATTGTGTTTGGTGAAGTGCGAACGGAAAAAGGAATATTTGTTGATCCGAAAAGTGTAGCAGGGGAATTGCTTGCTAAAAGGACACCAAAAGATAAAGACCTTGCGGATATAAGCCTGAGAGCAAGAAGAAAATGCAGCGGATTCCTACAAAAGATAGATTGGGATGATTGCATTGCACACACGAACGTAAGTGGCTCAGAATCGTATCGCGGTTATGATGGTATGCGGCAATCTGCAGGTGATAAGAGAAATATACAGACGTTTCCGCAGGACTATGATTTTGGCAATCAAGATGTAAACTTTATAACAGGCATGAGCGTTCCACCCGTTATGATGGCTCAGGTATCAGCGGAGGTATATGACCAATGGCTGAAACCATGAGAGACCAGCACAAAGCCGCCATCCGTGCAGCCAAGCAGGAACTTAAAACCGCAGGCCCGCACCATCGGCGCGATTTGCTGAAACACATACACCGGATGGAAAAGGAGTTATTGATTTATGACAGATACCAGCAAGCGGCCCGTGTCTCCCGTGAACGGGCAACCGCTTCCGCGCGGTAAGCCTTTTGAACCGGGCGAACGAGCGCGGGAAATAGGCAGGAACGGCGGGAGAAACAGCCAGAAAAAGGCGAAAGAGCGCAAAACATTGCGGGAAGACCTTCTGACCCTATTGCGGGAAGAAATCACGGACAAGAACTCAGGCCGCACAATGGGCACTCAGGCCGCGCTTTCTGCCGCGCTGATTAAACAGGCGCTTTCCGGCAACACAAAAGCGTACGAGATCATTCGGGACACGATAGGCGAAAAACCCGTGGAGAATGTGAACATTGTATCCGCTGATTTCTCCGCGCTTGATGCGGCCTTTCAGGGGCTTTCTGGCGGCGATGCCGAATGACGGTACAGGACAAGGCACGCGCTTTAATTGCCCATCCTGCGGCCCTTGGCTGGGCGCTGGGGTATAAGGATTTCAAGCCGAACCTTCACGGCGAATGGATACGCTGGATTGTCACCGGGCAAAAGGACGGCACATTACAGGCGCACCGTGGCAGTTACAAAACCACGTGCTTGTGCGTGGGAATTGCCTTGCTGATGATGAAGGAGCGCGGGAAGAATATTATCTTCCTGCGCAAAACCGATAATGACGTGGCAGAAGTGGTGCAGAACGTTGACCGCATATTGCAAAGCCCGGTTATGCAGGAAATCTTCCTTGCCTTGACGGGTACGCAATTGGAAATCATCAAAAGCACCAACACGGAGATCACCACAAGCGCCTATAATGCCCCGCGTGGGTCTGCTCAATTGCTGGGTATCGGTATCGGCGGCAGTCTGACGGGCAAGCACGCGGATATTATTATCACGGACGATATTGTGAACCTAAAAGACAGGCAGAGCAGGGCCGAGCGTGACAGGACGAAGGCCGTCTACATGGAATTGCAGAATATCAAGAACCGGGGCGGCAGGATCATCAACACAGGCACCCCGTGGCACAAGGAAGATTGCTTCACGCTGATGCCGGAGCCGATGAAGTTTGACTGCTACCATACCGGGCTGTTGAGCAAAGAACAGATTGAAACCCTGCGCCAGAGCATGGCCCCGTCCCTGTTCGCCGCCAACTATGAATTACAGCATATCGCCAGCGAAAACGCGCTGTTCACCATACCGCCCACGTTCACCGATGACGAATCCATTTTCCGGGATGGCATGGCGCACATTGACGCGGCATACGGCGGCGAAGACTGGACGGCGTTCACGTGCGGAAAGCGTGTGGGCGATAAGCTGTACATGTACGGCAGGGCATGGCAAAAGCACGTTGATACCGTTCTCCCAGCCTGCATAGCGGAAGCCCAGCGTTTGATGTGTGCCCCGGTATACTGCGAAGATAACGGCGATAAAGGGTACTTGGCGAAGGAAATCAAGCGCCTGGGGGCAAGGCCAGCCATTTATCACGAAAAAGAGAACAAGTACATCAAGATTTCTTCATACCTTCGCAAATGGTGGCCCAATATCGTATGGCTGGAAGGGACGGACAGGGAATACATAAACCAGATTATGGACTATACCGAGGACGCGGAGCATGATGACTGCCCGGACAGCGCCGCCAGCATGGCGCGGATATATGACCGCAGAAGCGGCACGGATTATCATTCTGTTTTATTCAAGTAACACGGGACAAAGCACCGTCCTGATAATAAATCATTGGGGGTATAAAACATGGTAAAAACCTATCAGGATTTCATTGCGGCGGGCGGTGATAAAATCCCGTTTATCCGGGACGCTATCATGGCGTGGCGCTCTGCCGAAACCTACACAACCGCCGTAATCGCGGACGAGTACGACAGGCAGCAGAACCGCACCATCAATCAGTACACAAAATACCTATATGACGAAATCGGGAACAAGGCCGAAGACAAGTATTCCAGCAACAACCATATTTCCAGCAACTTCTTCCATCGGCTCAATAACCAGCGATGCAGCTATTCCCTGGCAAATGGCATTTCTTTCCCGACAAAGGAAGGGCAGAAAACAGACACGATCAAAGCCCGCCTTGGTGACAAGTTCGATAATACGCTTTACACCTGCGGATATTATGCGCTGATTCACGGTGTAACGTTCGGATTTTGGAACAAGGACACTCTGCATTGCTTCCCTGTTACTGAGTTTTGCCCGCTGTATGACGAGTACACCGGCAAGCTCATGGCCGGAATCCGGTTCTGGTCGCTGAATTGGGGCGTAAAGCCTGTAAATGCTGTCCTTTACGAAGAAGATGGATATACCGAATACCGCACGCGGGAAGGTTCTACCGACCTTGATTTGCAGGAATACCAGCCTAAACGCGCCTATGTGCAGAAGGTTCGGCGCTCCATTGCTGACGGTGAGGAAGTTGTAGGCGAAAGCAATTACAGCAACCTTCCCATCGTGCCGCTGTACGGCAGTAAGCTCAAACAGAGCACGTTGATAGGGATGCGGGAAGCAATCGACAGCTATGACCTGATTCAATCCGGCTTTGCCAATGACCTGATGGACTGCGCGGAAATATACTGGATCATTGACAACGCTATGGGCATGGACGCGGGTGACCTGAATAAGTTCCGTGACCGGCTGAAACTGCAACACATTGTGAACGCAGATGACGGGAACAGCAAGACTACTCCGTATACGCAGGATGTACCGCACGAATCCCGCGAAAGTTACCTGACACGAACCCGCAAACAAATTTATGATGATTTCGGCGCATTGGATGTAACGAATGTTTCTGGCGGTCAGAAAACCGCAACGGAAATTGAAGCTGCATATGAACCGATGAACGAGGAAGCAGATGCGTTTGAATTTCAGATCATCGAGTTTGTACAGCAGATTCTTTCCCTTATGGGTATTTCTTCTGTACCGATCTTCAAGCGTTCCCAGATTGTCAACCAGAAGGAGCAGACCGAAACTGTCATGCTTGCATCCAGCGTTCTTGACAAAGAAACTGTAATCAAAAAGCTGCCATTTATTACCGTTGACGAGATAGACGATATATTAGCACGTTCCGATGAGGAAAGTGCAACAAGGTTTGACGATGAACAGCCCGAAAGCGGGGACGAACAGCAGGAGGCGTAATATATGGCCGATGCTGGAACAAGATACACGGATGCGGCTCAGGCGCAATTAGAGCGCCGTTTTCGGGCTATATACCGGGAAGCGCAGGAAGATATAATCAAGAAGCTGGATGCGCACACAAAGCGCCTATATGCGCTTGATAAAGTGAAACGCGCACAGGTAGAAGCCGGGACGCTTTCGCCGGAATCATACAAGGCATGGCTGCGCGGGCAAGTGTTTATCAGCAAGCAATGGAAAGACAAGGTTGATTCTGTTGCCACTTCCCTGCTGTATGCGAACCAGCAGGCTAATGACATTGTGGAAGGGAAGAAACGCGCCGTATTCGGGGAAAACGCCACCTATCAGGCGTATTCGTTGGAGCATGACGCTGGCATGGATTTATCGTTCGGGATTTACGACAGCGCTACCGTGACACGGCTGATTAAGGAACAGCCAGAATTGCTCCCGCGCAAGGTTGTGAACGGCGCAAAGGATAAGGCGTGGAACAGAACCAAGATCGCAAACGCTGTCACGCAGGGCATTATTCAGGGTGAAGGAATACCGGAAATAGCAAAACGGATAGCGCGGCAGGTAGGCAGCGATAACATGGAGGCCATGACGCGGTATGCGCGGACGGCGATGACAGGGGCGCAAAGCGCTGGGCGTTGGGAAACAATGCACGAAGCCCAGCAAAGAGGAATCAACGTAAAGAAACAATGGATGGCGCATTTGGATAGCAAAACAAGAGATTCCCATAGAAACCTTGATTGGCAGATAGCAGAAGTTGACGAGCCTTTTCATTCCGATTTCGGGGAAATAATGTACCCTGGCGATTTCCATGCGCACCCAGCCGATGTATATAATTGCCGATGCAGATTGAAATACATTTACCCGGAATATTATAACCCGCAGGCAACGCAAAGAAGAACATATAACGAGGACAGGACGGAAAGCAAGCTTATTAAAGGCATGAATTATAAAGAGTGGAAAGCATGGAAAAACGCACAAAAAAAGTCTTGAATATAGCAAAAGATGTTATGTGAGGTGATAGCATGTCAAGCGTATTATTTACAAGCAACCGTGCCGCCGTGCTTGCCGCTGTGTCTGATGCAAAATACCGCGCATTGGAGATCATGGGCGGCACATGCGAAAACTACGCGGCAGAAGCAGCGCCATGGCGTACTGGATATTTATCTGGAAGCTATACTCATAGGCCACCTGATGGAGATAGTGTAACTATAGGAACCAGTGTTAAATATGCCCCATACCAAGAGTTTGGAACGCGAAAAATGAAAGGAAAACGCCATTTGCGCCCTGCTGTTGAGGAACACATTTCAGAATACAAACACATAGCAGAAACAGAATTTGCAAAAATCAAATAAACATTTTTAATCAATAATCCGCGCTCGGTTTATCCGGGCGTTTTTTTATTATATTTTTTTATAAACTTAGCGCAATTTTGAAAATTTAACATTTTTGTAGGTGCGCGGAGGTTGGGGATGCGTGAAAATGTGTATAGCGGGCAACGCACTGACCCGAAAAAAACGGCGAAGCATCGCCACCGAAGCAATGGGAGGAAAACACATATGAAATCTTTCTCACGGTCTGAAATCCGCAAGATTCTCGGTGAGGCATGTACCGAGGAAATTGAAACCAGCCTTGTCACCCTGCACCGAGAAGTCCTTGATTCGATCAAGGATGAACGGGACGCGCTCAAAGTGCAGGCCGAAAAGCTCCAATCCGATGTGACGCGCCTTTCCGGCATCGAGCAGAAGTATAACGAACTGAAAGCCGGTGACTATGAAAGCAAGTACACCAAGGAGCATGAAGCGTTTGAAGCCTTTAAGCGCAAAATTGACGCTGACGCGCTGGCGGGAAAGAAGCAGGAAGCCTTCATGGCTGTGCTGGAAAAAGCCAAAATCAGCGCCAAACGCCGCGCCGGTATTTGCAAGCTGGAATCCGCCAATCTGGACGGCTACAGCCTGGACGAAAACGGGCATTTCACCAACGAACAAGACATTATCAAGCACGTTGATACCGAGTACAGCGAATACAAGGAAGAGGAAAACGACCGTGGCGCGGATGTGGACAACCCTCCGCATATCGACAAATCCGCTTTCGCCACCATGAGCCTGACCCAGAAAATGGCTTATGCGAACCAGAACCCCACCGCCCCAGAAGTCGTTGAATGGCTTCGGAAATAATCAAAGAAAGGATCTGATGAAATGGGCGTTTTTGACAGCAAGAATTTTAATAGTGAAGTATTTGGAAAATACCTGGAAACCGTTCCCCGGGTAAAGCAAAACGCGCTGCTGAAAGCTGGCGTTCTTCGCACCCGTCCCGAACTGAAAACCATGCTGACCGAGCAGACCGGCGGCAATTTCATCACCATCCCCATGTCCGGGCGCATCGGCGGCTCCGTCCTGAACTATGACGGCAACACCGATATTACCGCTACCGGCCTTGAAACCTTCCTTCAGTCCATGATCGTTGTGGGCCGCGCCAAGGCGTGGAAGGAAATGGACTTCACCAAGGACATCACCGGCAAGGACTTCATGGAAGTAATCGCTTCTCAGGTTGGCGATTACTATGATGATGTGGATATGGCAGACCTGCTGTCTATCCTGAAAGGCATCTTCGGCGTTACCACCGATTCCTTCTCCACCGGCCACACCCTGGATATTTCCGCCGAAACCGGCAACAGCGGCGCTGACGCTTTTGTTGGCGCTGGCACTCTGAACAAGGCCGTGCAGAAAGCGGGCGGCGATAACAAGGACATCTTTACCGTTGCCATCATGCACAGCGTGGTCGCGACGAACCTTGAAAACCTCGGCCTGCTGGAATACTGGAAGTACACCGATCCCAACGGCATTGAGCGTCCGCTGAAAATCGCTTCCTGGAATGGCCGCACCGTATTCGTGGACGATGACGCGCCCACCGCCACCGCTGGAACTGCCCCCAACACCTACACCACGTACACCACCTATATTCTCGGCGCGGGCGCGTTCGACTACTGCGACTGCGGCGCGAAGGTACCTTCCGAAACCTGGCGCGACCCCAAAACCAAGGGCGGCGAAGATTGGCTGATCACCCGTCAGCGCCATGTATACGCGCCCCGTGGTTTTTCTTTCGTCCAGCCCTCTACCGCAATCGTTTCCCCAACCAATGCGCAGCTTGAAACCGCTGCCCGCTGGGACATCGTAAAGGATACCAACGGCACCACTCGCGGCTACTATCCGTCCAAGGCGATCCCCTTCGCCCGCATCATCAGCCGGGGGTAATCAGCC